AAGAGGTTGGCGCAGTTCTGTCTCCTATGGAAATCAATAAGATCAGCTTTGATCGTTCCACCGCTGGTGATAGCGATACGATTGCGGAAGCTGAGCAGAACCTGTTTACCGCAGCGGGTGTTTCCACTCTGCTGTTCAACAACGATAAGGCTTCGAGCAATGCTTTGCTCCTGTCTATTAAGGCAGACCAAGCGATTACTTATGGCATCGTCAAGAGTCTTGAGGGTGTTGTGAACCGCTTTATTCAGAGCTACTCACACGGTAAGAATTTCAAGGTAACATTCCTTGATTGCAGTCCTTATAACCGCAAGGAAATCGGCGAGCAGTATTTGAAAGCTGCTCAGTATGGTTTGCCTACCATTTCTTACTACTGTGCTTCACAGGGTGTGTCTCAGGCAGAGATGGATTGCATGAATTTCCTGGAGGATAGCGTGCTTGATCTGAAGTCAAGGTTCAAGCCGTTGATGAGTTCTGCAACGATGAGTTCCGCTGACGCCGGCGCTCCTCAAAAGGATATTGGAGAGCTGAGTGACTCTGGTGAGCAGTCCAGAGAGACTGAAGATGGAGACAACAACGAATAAAAGGAGGAAACGATTATGCGTTTCGTTTATGTAATGAAGAAGGAAGACAAGGACAAGATGGTCGCGATGGGTTATTCGCTGATCAAAGAGGACAAGCGAAATCATATTTGGGTGTTTGAGAACAAGGATGTAACCACATTTGCATCCGAGGACGAAATCACCAATGCAGGTGTCTCATTTGTTCTGTCAGATATGCTTACATTCTGAGGTGGGAGTCGCATCCCACCTCTCACTATATTTTGGAGAGGCGGTGATGTAATTGGACGAACACATGAAGATTACATACAGCTCTTCTGTCGAGAAACTGTGCGAGGTTAATAGCTCGTTTGATGCAGGCGTGCTCAAGGTGGCCTATGTTGGCAAAAACCGTAATGGATCAAGCATTTCTAAGGAAGCGTTTGAACGCAGTATGAGCACAATTTACAACTGCCCCATTGTTTGCAATTACAACCGGGAGCGTGACGAGATCGGTAGTCACGATGTAGAGATCGTGATGAAAGACGGTTCTGCGAGAATCGTCAACATTACTCAGCCGGTCGGCGTAATTCCCGAAAGTGCTAAATACTGGTGGGAGTGTTTTGAAGATGATAGCGGTGTGCATGAGTATCTGTGCATTGAAGCTCTTATCTGGAAGCGTCAGGAAGCTTATGAAAAAATTAAAAACAATGTAATTACTGATGAGTCTATGGAGATCCGCGTTAAGAGCGGTCGTATGGAAGACGGCATTTATGTAATTGATTCGTTTGAGTTTTTGGCTTTCTGCCTGCTTGAAGCCGCTGAACCTTGTTATGAGTCTGCAAGCCTTGCCATGTTTGGTATGGATACTTTCAAAGAGAAGTATGCAGAGATGATGGAAGAGTTCAAAGAGAATTTCAAAAAGGTCAACACCTCACTTGAGGTTGACATACACCCACAAAATCCGATGGAAGGAGGAGAAGAGCACTTGGAACAGAAGATGGAGTTGCTTACCAAGTTTGGTCTGAGTGTGGATCAGCTTGATTTCGATATTGATGCAATGACAGCAGAGGAGCTTGAGGCAGAACTGAATGCACGCTTCAATAACGATAATCAGCCTGGTACACCTGTCAACGCTGACCCCAACGGCAGCGGAGCGGAAGGTCAGTTTGCACTGTCTGGCGAACAGTTCAGAGATGAGCTGCTTGGCGCACTGTGCGCTGAAAAGGTGAAAACCGAATGGGGCGAAATGTGTCGCTATATGTATTGCGACTATGACTCCGATGCTATGGAAGTATTCTGCTACGATATGGAAGACTGGAAGCTGTATGGTTTCCATTATTCTATGAATGGCGACAATGTCGTAATTGACTTTGAATCTAAGAAGCGCAAGAAGTTCTCCATCGTAGACTTCGATGAGGGCGATGCTGAGCTGTCTTACAAGGCAATGTTTGATGTTGTTGTGGAAGCTTCCGTATCCGCTAAGGCTTCAGAATTGAATGCTGAATTTGAAGCCACAAAAACCGAGTTGGAGGAAAAATACAATGCCGCCTCCGACACGATCAAGAATATGAATACCGAACTTGAGGAACTGCGCCAGTATAAGCAGGAACAGCTTGACAACAAGCGTACTGCTGATGAGGACGCAGTTTTTGCTATGTTCGCAGACCTGAATGGCATTGAGGCTTTTGAGACTCTGAAGGGTAATTGTTCCGAGCTTTCTATTGAGGAGCTTGAGGACAAGTGCTTCGCAATTCGCGGACGCAACACAACCCACACTTTCTCTGCTCAGAAGCAGAAGTCACCTCGCCTGCCTGTTGAGAAGAACAAGTTTGCAGACGAGCCTTACGGCGGACTGTTCGTTGAGTTTCCGCCCACCCGATAAATTTTAAGGAGGAAAAAGTTATGGCTTATACCGTGTTTAGATCTGACCTGCTCAGCGGCACTGATGTGGCTGCTGATCTGGTTTCTTGCCGCGTTTATGACGCTGATGGCAAGGAAATCGCCGTTGAGAACGGCACTATCGTTGAGCTGCAGGGCTACGAAGAGGGCGAGCGTGAAGTGATGAAGGCCGTTCTGGCTACTGCTTCCAGCAAGCTGTCTGACTGTGCCATTATTGGCACCGTTGAGGTTATGTACGACGAGCGCAAGAAGAACCTGGACGAGTTTATCAATGAGGCTGGTTCTATCTGCCGTGGTTATATTCCTCGCAGCCGCAATATGTACTCTGTCACCAAGGACGGCTTTGTTGGCGGTGCTGTCGCTGCAAAGGGCGCTGAGGTTGGCATTGGCGAGGGCGGCAAGATTGACGCTGCCGGCACTGGCCTGGGCACCATTATGGCTGTCGAGGTTGCCGGTCGCTACACCTACTATGTTGTCAAGATTGGCAACACAGAAGCTTAAGTAAAAATCTGATAAAGGAGGAAAATTACAATGGCTGATATGAATGAAATTGTCAGAGTTGCTATTGATGCTTATCATGGCACTCCTACCAAGTATAGTGTCAGTGAGTCTATGGACACACTGCGTCAGGCACTGGTTGCTGCCAACAACGGCTCTACCACTCTGAATTACAAGGATATCCGCGACGGTAAGTGCGTCGGTCTGTTTACTCTGGTCGAAGAGATCCTGACCCGTACTATCGTTGAGGGCTTCCAGGGCGACGAGTATTTCAACTCTCTGGTCGACTTCCGCAACATCGCTCTGGGCGATAAGAACATCTTCAAGGTTGAGGACTGCGATCTGTTCGTGGTTTCTGACGCTGCTGACGGTACTCAGGGTATTCGTCGTCAGAGACTGGGCGGGGTCAGCGAGACCTCTATTCCCACTTCCTTCAAGGTTGTGCGTATCTATGAGGAGCTGAACCGTGTTCTGTCCGGTCAGGTTGACTTCAACTACTTCATCAACAAGGTTGCTGAGTCCTTCCGCAAGAAGCTGCTGGACGATGTTTATGCTCTGTGGAGCACTGCTACTGCTGATAACTTCGGTGGCGCTACTTACTTCCCCGCTGCTGGTGCATACGATGAGGATGCGCTGCTTGACCTGATCGCTCATGTTGAGGCTGCTGCCGGTGGCAAGCCTGCCACCATCATCGGCACCAAGAAGGCTGTTCGCAACCTGAAGGAGTCCATCCAGTCTGATGGCGCCAAGGACGAGCTGCACAACATGGGTTACTATGGCAAGTTCTTCGGTACTCCTGTCGTGGTTACTCCTCAGCGTCACAAGGTTAACTCTGTTGAGTTCATCTTCCCTGACAATGTGCTGACTGTTATCGCTGGCGACGACAAGCCTATCAAGGTTGTCTACGAGGGTCAGTCCACTGTTCTGCTGGGCGATCCTACTCAGAACCGTGACTTCACTCAGGAATACCTGTATGGCGAGAAGTACGGTATGGGTATCGTTCTGGCTGGCGGCAACGCCGGTATCGGTCGCTACGAGATCGCGTAATTGAACATATCTCTGTGGCAGCTCCAATTCGGGGCTGCCACTTATTATGAATGAAAGGACTGTACTGTTATGGCTAATACAAGCACTAAGGCTCGGAAGACCGCAGCCGTATTTGGCACTGATGCAGCCGTAGAGGTTGAAGCAGTGGAGCAGGTTGTTGAAACTGTACCTGCCAAAGAAGCAGAAAAGAAATCCTATAAGGTCAAGAAGAACCTTGATCCCGGTATGTATGTCACCGTAAAGAATGGCTTTAATGGCACTCTTGTCTACAAGAGCAAGAAGACTGGCGAGCGCTTTATCTGGGAGGCATTTGGTGACGAACAGGAGATTGAGCTGGCTGAACTGAAAGCCGCCAAGAATTCCTATAAGTCGTTTTTCGTGAACAACTGGTTCCTGTTTGACGATCCTGAGATCGTTGAGTGGCTGGGTATGAACCAGTATTACAAGTATGCTCTGAACTCTGCTTCTTTTGATAAGCTGTTCGAGAAATCTCCTGATGAAATCGAGAAGACAGTTAAGGCTCTGTCAGATGGACAGAAGAAGTCTGTTGCATTCCGTGCAAAGCAGCTTATTGCTGATGGCACGATTGATTCCATTAAGGTGATTGCCGCTCTTGAGAAAAGCCTGTCTGTGGAACTGATCGAGCATTAACGGAGGTGTTTTAATGAGCGTCTCCTACAATCTATTTACTGCCGCCTTTCTTGGCAAGGTCACCGAGTACGATTTTATCAAGCTTGATGACTATGACCGGAATAGTACGGTTGACGGATATATGAAGCGTGCCTGCGCCCAGTTTAATAAGATCTGCAAATACGATTTGGTTACTGGTGACGATGCAGTGCGCGAACTTCAGACGACCATCCCCGATGATGAAATCGACGAGATTGTTGACATTGTGTCTGAGGGTATGTTGGTTCAGTGGATGAAGCCCTACTTCTATCGTGCAGATAATCTGGAAAATGTTCTAAACACATCGGATTTCTCCCAGTATTCTCCCGCAGAGCTTCTGTATCGACTGACCAATGCCTACAATACCTCCAAAAAGGATTTTACGAATATGATGAGGGAATATTCGTACAGCCACGGAGATCTGAGTGATCTGTCCCTATGATTACTACAAATGGATACGATGTTCCGGCTGAGATGGTCGACAATTACCTGAATGGACTTGTAAATCAGTTCTTCAAAATTCTCCCTATCAAGGAGAGTGGCGAGCCCTCACTGAATGAGTTTATGAAAAGTCTTCAGGTAGAGCTTCTTGGTTTTAAGGGGCTCATGGCAGAGGTGGGTAATGACTCTATGTACCTGACTCTGCTTTCTATCTTGCAGTATTTGATCGAAAATGATTGCGATACACCTGTAGTAAAACGCGAGGTGTTTAAGGCAATCTCTGTATGTAAGAAACTGCGGAGTAAATATTGCGAAACGGGGGTGTGATCACATGAGTGTGTGGAGCACTTATGAGGCGCGGCTTGGCGCGTCCAACAATTCCGTTGGCGACCCAAAGCGAAAATCTGCGCTGGATCACGCACAGGGTCGCATTAGTCGAAAAATTACCGCCTCTCTATCCTATAACACGGTTAAGGTGAACGGAGAGGATAAGCAGGTGTCGATCAAGGATGTTACAGGCGACTATACCACAAAAAAGATTTTTTCTATGCCGGGAGATACTCTCCCCCACGGAGATTTGATTGAGTGGGAAAATTCCAGATGGCTTGTGACTGAGGTAGATGCACACCACGCACTCTATACTGAAGGTTTGATGCGTAGGTGTAATTACTATCTCCGATGGGTCGACAGCGACGGCAATGTTATTGGTCGTTGGTGCGTTGTCGAGGATGGCACAAAATATCTGATCGGTGAAAAGACCGGAGATATGATGGCTATTGGTGATGCACGAATTGCAATCACAATTGGCAAAGACAAAGACACAAATAAACTGAGCCGTGGCAGACGCTTTTTGATCGATGATATGGACTCTGACGAAGTGCTTGCCTATCAGATCACGAAACCGAACAAGCTTTTCAATGTGTATAACGGCAAGGGTGTGTTCCGCTTTATTCTGAATGAGGTTAATTTGACCGATGACGATAATGTGGAGCTTCGCATTGCTGACTATTACAGTTGGAAGCCGAGGGTGGAAATGCCGAAACCTGATACACAGGTTGATGATACGCTTGAGCAGATCGTCACTGATGCCAAGGAGAAAAAGGAGAACACCCCAGAGGAAATTAAGAAAAGTGGGGTGTGGCTCTAATGCTTCTTGATGAATTTTTTGACTACAAGAACGAGCTTATGAAAACGCTGTGCTGTAACGATAAGGTTGTACGCCTTGTGACAGACAGTGAAAAGGCTCCTGTACCAAATTATGACTTGGCATATCAGCAGATCTATCCTTATGAGTTTGTCCCCGAAACAGTTGATGATGGCAAAACATTCATCTGTTTTGATGTAGATATTGCTGAGGTTGAGGATAAGACATTTTATCTGCCGGTTGTCTATGTTTGGATTTTTACACACAAAAGCAAGATGCGTCTGACCGAAGGTGGCGTTCGGACGGATCAGTTGGCTGTAGAGATCAATAAAGAGTTGAACGGCAGCCGTTATTTTGGACTTGGCGAACTGGATCTGTATTCAGTGGGTAGGTTTTCCCCGATTACAGATTATCAAGGCAGGGTTCTAACTTACTCTGCTAAGGACTTTAATCGCGTAAGCCCGTCAAAGCGACCGCCTGCCAACAGGAAACAGCGTGGCTAAAGGTTACCTTTATTCGCGTTCGTACCCTGTAAACGATTCAATTTCCATTGTTATTCCTACGGTTGGACAGATCATTGAAGACGAGAGTGCCTATTACGGTTTGATTACCGCAATCACAGCAACTCCTGCGGACTTCATGGTTCAACTTGATGACATTGGGGTTGACTTTGCAAAAATCTCTTCATTCGAACTCTTTTTGATGCTATTCAAGGAAATCAAAAAGTCGGATACGAGTCTTGTCTTCGGAGATCTCGACCTTTCAAAGTTCGAAACTGCGATCAATCAGAAAAACGGTAATGTTGTCTTGATAGACCAAGAAAACAATATTGTGATAGATCGCGCCATCCATGATCAGATTTGCAGGGTAATTCGTAAGATCAACCACCTTGAAAAGAATGATCGCAAACCGGCTAACGAAGAGGCCAAAAAATATATGATTGAGCGTGCCAGAATCAAGCAGCGACGAGCTGCGAGACGACCGTATAAGTCACAGCTTGAGGATCTTATTATCGCACTGGTGAACACTGAACAGTATAAGTACGGGTATGAGGGAACCTTAGACCTTACGATATATCAGTTCAACGCAAGCGTTTATCAGATTGTCAAGAAAATCAACTACGACAACACCATGATCGGGTGTTATGCGGGCACGATCAACGCAAAAGAATTAAGCCAGGATCAGTTGAACTGGCTAACATCAAAATAGGAGGATGAAAACAATGAGTGTTAATGTCAATGATATTACCATTACCAGCCTTGAGACTATCACTGCGTTTGATATCGTCTCCGGCGCGTTTAAGTGGGTTCTGGACGAGCTGCAGAATGCAACCATTGCCAATACACAGGAGACTACCGATATTACCGGTAAGCAGGGTCGCCTGCTGAACACCCTGAAGCGTAATAAGGCCGTTACCGTAAGCGGTAACAACGGTCTGCTGTCTGGCGGTATGCTGGAGACTCAGGTCGGTAACAGCTTCCAGAACAAGAAGACTTCCATCATGTACCCCGATTACCTGACCGTTACTGGCAATCAGGCCGTCACTACTTACAAGGCTGTCGGTACTGCCGGCAATGAGATCGAGTCTGTGTACCTGCGTAATGAAGACGGTACTCTGGGCGAGGTTCTGACTCAGGGCGATGCTGTGGCTACCGGCGTGTTTACATATGATCCCGCAACTAAGACCATTGCCTTTAATGCTGACGAGATCAAGGATGGCACTGAGATTGCTGTCTACTACTTCCGTCAGATTCAGGCAAATGTTCTGGAGAACCTGTCTGACCAGTATTCCGATAAGGTCGCTCTGTACATCGACGCTTTCGCCGAGGACAAGTGTGCCAATGTTTACCGCGTTCAGTTCTTCATTCCTAAGGCTGACTTCAACGGTAACTTCGACATCCAGATGGGCGACAGCCAGAGCGTTCATGCTTTCGAGGCTCGTTCCCTGGCAGGTGCTTGCGGCACCAGCGGTGCTCTGTGGACTTACACCATCTTTGGTGAGAACACTCCCGACGCCGAGTAATTTTTTGAGGTGATATAAATGCCGAAGCAGATTAAGACTTGCAGAGTATGCGGCGCTACTTATGAGGCTTGTAACAGCGCAAGGTCTGGCAACAAGGCTTTTAACTGGCGTGAAGTGGCGTGTTCTCCTGAATGCGGCATGGTGTATCTCGACAAAATTACTGCTTCACGAAGCATTGTGGAGCCTGCGGAGGAAGCTGCGGTAATGCGTTTCCCTCGCAAGAAAAAGGTTGAGAAACCCGAGCCTGAACTGGAACAGGTTGTTGAAGCGGAAGAAGAGATTCCCGTCGAAGCAGAAGTTTCGGAACCTGAGGACATCGAAGTCACTGAATAACCAAATATGGGAGGAGGAGAAAAGGTTGTACAATTCTCCCCTCCCTTTTTTCTATTTATTAGGCGGTGATGAAATCTGAATATTTTAGCGATTGACCAAGCTCGAAACGGTGCATGGTCTGTTTTTGATTATGAAAAGAAAGAGTTGATTGGATACGGAACTTTTTCTTTTGACAGCAAGAAATATACATACGCGAAAGCAATACAGCACATTGAAGAACTTGTCGCTTCCCTGCTAAAATCGTATGACATTTCCGCTGTTTTCATTGAGGACATTCAGCTTCGTGCAAATGTCCAAGCGTTTAAGAAACTGGCACAGCTACAGGGCGTACTCGTGAATCTCTTTGAGAAGAACGAATACTTGTATGGATATGTCGCCCCGTCACAGTGGCAGAACTTTTGTAAAGCGCGAGGCCGGAACTCCAAGGAAATCAAGAGTCAGGTGCTTGCGGTTGAAACCAATGGCAAGAAAGAGTCCAAGATTTTGTCTATTCAGTTCGTGAAAGATCAATTTGGTATTGAGACTGAGAACGACAATCTTGCGGACGCTATTTCTATCGGTTTTTATGTGACTAATATTGTGGAGATTGCAAAACCAAGCAAGAACACAAAGAAGAAGTAAAGGAGAAATAATCATGGCTAAGAAAGAATCTCGCGTTTCCATCAATAAGCTGGAAAGCGTTCTGAAAGAAAATATCGTTGTGGTTCCTATGCGTGGCAACGAGGATGTAAATATCACAATTCGCCGTACTCTGCCTCTGAAGGACATGATGCAGTTCGTTGAGAATGTGGTGTCATCCTGCGTTGACGCTGAGACCGCAAGCTATACTCCTGAGATCAAGGAGTTCGCAATTCGTTCTGAAATCCTGACTACCTACGCAAATTTCAATCTGCCTTCCAATGTGGAGAAGCAGTATGAATTGCTGTATTGCACCGATGTACTGTGTCAGGTCATGGAGCATATCAACAATAAACAGCTTCACGAAATTGAGGTGGCCATTGATGCACGCATTGACCACGAAGTGAAGATGATCGAGACCGTTCTGGCGGCTAAGACCAACGAGATGATGCTCCGTATCGAAGCTATGGTTGAGCAGTTCGAGGCTGCATTTGGTGGCATTAACAGCGATGATTTTAATGGCGTTGTGAAGAAGCTTTCTGAGATGGATTCTATGACTGAAGAGTCTATTGCTAAGGCCGTTCTGGATGTGCAGCGTAATGAAATTGAAGCGAAGACAAACGAGTCTGAAAAGGTGGTTTCTTTCCCCAAGAAAGGCAAGTAAACATTAAGGAGGAGCACTATGCCAAAGAATTGCGATAGCTGGGAGGCACTGACAGAAGTTGTGCAGCAGCGATGTGCAACGATTTTGGATAAGAGTGTTGCTCCCATTGCAAAAGACATTGTAAGGAAGCATATAGAAACAGATATATATGGAGCCTATACGCCAAAAGAAAACGGATGGGTATCCTCGGACGGAACACCAACTACATACAAACGGCGCCGTTTGCTGCTAAAGCGCGGCGCTATTTATCATAAGTTTTCTGCGGCAGATGAAATTATGGTCACAAGCAATGTGACTGCTTCCCCCGCAATCGTTAAGGGATGGAGTTTCCGAAACCGATACCCCGGTGCTTTCCTCAAACTACTGGAGACTGGAAATATGGGTATTTGGCGCGGTGGCTTTCCTCGTCCCGCTATCGGAAACGCACAAAAGGAAATAGATAGGAGTTCCGAAATTAGCCGCGTGATACGGCAGGAACTTAACAAATAATTCTGACGGGCAGGCGTAACAGCTTGCCCGTTTTGCAAAGGACGGTGAGAAGATGGCGGGTTTTGGCGCAAAGGTTAAACTGTCGGTTGACCGTTCTACTGCTGCAAAAGCAGAGTTTAATGAACAGATAAACAGTTTAACCAAACAAATCAAAATCAGCAACAAGTTTGTCGTTCTGCAGAAAGACATGGATCGTGTAAGAACAAGCGCACAGACCATGCTTAATAAGTCACCGATCAAGATTACAAACATCGACTGTTCTCAAGCGGTGACAAAGCTGAGAAAAGATCTGCAGAATGTAATCAATTCCCTCAGCATTAAAAATGGCGTCTCAATCACTGGGCTTGTCGATCCGACTGGTGCCGGCACGATTGCTACGCAGATTGATAATATCGCAGATGCCGCCGCTCGTGGTCAGGGTGAGGTAAACCGTTTCAATGCACAGATGAGTGTATTGAAAGAAACCATGAGTTCTCTGGCGACTGCTTATAAGAGCGTGCTGCCGGGTGGCAAGAACGCCATTACCGATACAGCACAGCTTGATGCACTTACTCAGCGATATACCGCCCTTAAGCAGAAAATCGAAGAGATCAGAAGTGCAAACAGTATTGCATCTCAGGAGCAAATGACAGCGCTCCAAAATGAAGCGGTTGCTATTCAAAATGAGATTGCACAAATCAATCAGGCGCGTATTGCACGCGAGCAGAGCGCAGCCGCCGCAAAACAGGCGGAAAAAGCGAAACAGGATGCTGCAAAGGCTACTGCAAATGCGGAAGCTGAATATCGGGCTCAGCTTGATAAGGTTAATTCTCTGATTGTACAGACCAAGAAAAATCTGGATTCATGGGGCGCTTCCAAAGTTGGTAAAACGAGCGCAGAATATGAGAAGATCCAAGGTTATGTTAGAGAACTTGAAAGCCTTCGCTCAAAACTTTCTCTTGCTGGCAAAGCAAGTGATACATTCAACAAAGACTTTGGCGACCTTAAGACAAACATCAGTAGTTCGTCTGCCATAATCAAAGAAGCCGGTGAAAATACAAAGACATTCTCTGATCGCGTTGGAGGTCTTGCTGCCAAATTCACATCATGGCTGACTATCTCTCAGGTTATTATGCAGGTATATCGCGCATTGAGAGAAATGGTTAGTGTCGTTGCTGAAGTTGATGCCGCTATGACTGAACTTCGTAAGGTCACCGACGAGACAGAGGCAACTTATGATAAGTTCCTTGATACTGCTGCTGTTCGTGCAAAGGCTATTGGTGCAACAATTTCCGATACAGTAAATGCAACTGCAGATTTTGCAAGACTTGGTCATAGTATCGCAGACGCATCTGTGCTTGCTGACGCCGCTATCGTCTATAAAAATGTTGGCGACGGTATTGAGGATATTAACCAAGCGTCTAAAAGTATCATTTCTACCATGCAGGCATTTGGTATTGAAGCTGCCAATGTAATGACTATCGTTGATAAGTTCAACATCGTTGGCAATAAGTTCGCAATTAGTTCCACTGGTATCGGTGAGGCATTGCTGAACTCTGCTTCTGCCCTTGCTGCTGCAGGAAATACGCTTGATGAAAGTATTGCGCTGATTACTGCAGCCAACGAGGTTATCCAGAATCCCGAAAAGGTCGGCACTGCGATGAAGACCATGTCCATGTATATCCGTGCTGCGAAGACTGAAGCTGAGGAAGCTGGTATTGCAACAGATGGCATGGCGAATAGCGTGTCTGAACTGCGTGAAGAGATCCTTGCGCTTACTGGTAATAAAGTCGACATTATGATTGACGACGATACTTTTAAGAGCACCGTGCAGATTATGCGCGAACTCTCTACCGTCTGGGATGATCTGACCGATATTTCTCGTACAAATATTACTGAGCTGATTGGCGGCGGCGTCCGTAATGCCAATGTTATTTCTGCTCTGATTAACAATTTTGAAACTGTCGAAGAAGTTATTGCTACGGCTGCAAATTCTACTGGCTCCGCACTTGCAGAAAACGAGAAGTACCTTGACAGCATTGCGGGTAAGGTTTCAAAGTTTAAGGCTACATTTCAAGAATTGTCTATTACCCTTATCGACTCAGAGTCTGTAAAACAGATTGTCGATTTCGGTACTGGGTTGTTAAACATTTTGAATTCAATCGCCAAGGTAGTTGATGCGCTTGGCGGTTTGAATACTGCCCTAAAGATAACGGCTGGAATCCTTGCGATTGTAAAAGCCGAATCCTTGGTTGCAACGATAACTAATATTGGAAGTAAGCTGTCTCGTTTCGGAAACGATATTGCCGGCGTTTTTGAAATCTTTACTGACGGTTTTAAGGCGGCTAAAGCTTCCGGTTCAAGTTCTCTTAAAGCTATCGGTAATGGCTTTAAGAGCGTTGCCGGTTTAGCATCAACGGCACAGATTGCCGTCGCAGCTTTTGTTGCAGTTATTACTGCAATTAGTTTGATCAAAAACGCCATTGAAGAGGCTCGCCAGAAAACCATTGAGAGTTCTGAGGCGATTATTGATGAGACAAATGCGCGACTGCAAAATGTTGCAACACTAAAGTCTGCATACATTGAGTATAACAAATACGCAGAGCTTACAGACCGCAGCGAGAGCGAGAACAATTCGCTGAAAACTGCTGTTGACAAAGTAACCCAGGCACTTGGTGACAAAAAGCTTGCTCTTGAGGGATTAACTCAGGGAACCAAAGATTATAATGATGCTCTTCGCGACCTTATTGATACTGAACTTGAAGATGCATATTATGAGGCAAAAGAAGCAAGAATTGCTGCTGAAGATTTGCTTGGTGCAGAAGTATGGTCTGGATGGGATGGAAGTCAGATCACCATTGATCTTAGCGGCAGAACTGGTATCGAAGAGTTTGTTGCCGCGAAGGATGTTCTTGAAGAAGCTATGGGCGACTTCATTGATATGGGAACATATGGTGAAGAGCTTGAGCCAATTGGGTTTGATTCAGACCACACAGATATGGCCGCTATCGTTGATTACTATTATAAACTTCTTGATGTTAAGAGAATGCTCCTTGAGCAAGATCTGACAGAGAATGACATTTATGATGGTATTATCGATAAGACAGGCTTGATGGCAGATGCCGTCGATAAGTATGTAAACGCTGTTTACAAAGAAATAGCTGCTGATTATGAATGGAGAAATGGTGTCCCTGATACCGTAGAAGAGCTTGAGGCGTTCCGCACTTATCTTAACGAGACCATTGGCGAAATGTTTGAGTTTGATAATGGAACGGATACACTTTCCAACCTCATTGATCAGTGGTTGTCAGGCAGCGGATACACAGACTTACTGACAGAAATGGCGGAGGCGCCGAACAGTGAGGGTATAGCAACCTATACCGCTGAACTGTCTAAGCTGACCGATGTGCTGTCTAAGCTCCAATCTGCTTACTCCGCATTGGAAGCAGCAGAAAAGGATATGGCAACCGGTCAGGGACTTACTGCCGAAACCGTCGCAGCACTTGCTGCTGCCGAAGAGGATTATCTCAATTACATCTACGAAGAAAACGGCGTGTTGATGTTAAACACCGAGGCATGGAAAGACAATGCTAATGCCAAGATGCTTCGAGAAATGGTGGAGATTGAATCCGAGATCAATTCTCTTGCAGAACAGAACAGACTTCTCGCAGAGCAGAACGATACTCTGGAGGAGAATATCGAATATTACAAAGAACAGAGAGACATCGCCAGTGATGGTGGTATGTGGAATCAGCTAATCATTGAAGCTACCAACTCTATCGAGGATAACAACGATGCGATTGCTGAGAACTCTGATCTTATCCGCGAAAATCAGGGCTTGCTTGCGGTGTACGGTACATTGTATGGCGACATTACTGGTGATATTAGTGCCTATAATGAGGCTCTTGAGAATTTCGCAAATGTAGCTAATGTTATTGACTCCGTTGCTACTTCTTACGCAGGGCTTGCTAACCTGCAGAATGCTGTTGCAGATGGATTTACCTTCTCTCTTGACAAGATCCTTGAGTATGCCAAGGCATATCCTGAGATTTTGAATAGTGCTACGGTTACTGCAAATGGCGAGCTTGCTCTGAATGAGGCAGTAGTCAACTCGTTTATCGCCGGCAAGAAAGCCGAGCTTGACGCGCAGATTGATGCGGAGATTGCGAAGCTTGAAGCCGACAAAGCGGTGCTTGAAGCCAAGAAGGCAAATGCGACCGCTCAGTTGGAACTTGCAAAGGCAGTTGTAAATGGCGAGTCTGAGCTTACTCGTGAAGAGGCTATCTATAAGCTTAACACTGGTAATGCTCTTGCAGAAGCTCTTATCAATATGGAAGTTGATAGGGCTACTGCATACAAGCTCGCAACTGCTGCTATGGCAGAAAACGAGGAAGAGTTTACGCGTATTGCTATGGAGTGCTTCCAGAACATGGATGAAAACTCCGCAAAAGCGGCGTATAACATGGCTCATGCTATTTATGTAAATGCTCAAAAGTCAGCTTGGAGTATTGCTGACATTGCAAAGCAGGCACACGAAACAGCAAAAGCTATTCGTGGTATGGCGAATGGCTATATTGAGGGTGCCGACTATTCCCTCTTTACAGGCGGCACCGGTGTATATACTGGCGGATATGACTACTCTGCACCTGATGGTAACTTTGTCGGAACAGAGTACAATTATGAAGCCAAACAGATTTCTCTTGATGAGTATATTGCAGACCTTGAACTGGATATCTCTGACTACGAGAATGCTATTGAGCAAATCAACGGTCAGATTGCTACGCTTGAGGCGCTGAGAAATACTCCTTTTGAAAGCTTCAAAAACTTGGTTGATAATGCTTCTTCTATCGTTGGTGAGAAAACCAATGACAAGATTGAACAGGAGCAGAAGGAAGCCGAAAAGGCAGCCGAGGAAGCTAAGAAAGCCGAAGAGGAAAAGAAAAAGCTCGTTGAAGAGTATATTGCGGCTATTGATGAATACTACATGGCGCTAAAGCGTCTTGAGGAAGTTCAGAAGCGTCGCGTATCTCTTGAGAAGAAGCTGGAGCACACTGAGGACTTGTCTGAAAAGATCTTCCTCTCCAGTGGACTTATTGATGTCTACAAAGAAGAGGCCGAGGCAGAGCGTAATCTGATGGCTGCTAAGCAGGCAACGATCTCTGCAAATGTTGGTGCTCTTCGTGGACTTGGTTTCCAGGTATCTTATGATCCTAAAACCAACGAGCTTTACATTAAGAATCTGGAACATCTGAATGAGCTGACTGCAAATTCTGCCGGCGAGTATGAGACATTGCAGGAAGCTACCAATGCTCTGAGAAAAGAAACTGAAGATCTGATTGAAACGACCGAACAGCTTAATCAGGACAACATTGATGCGGCTGAAAATATTGAAGACCTTGGCTACGAGATCCTCGAAACCAAGAACAATATTATCGACTACATTGAGGAGATCTACGATAAGCAGGTTGAGTCCTATCAGAAGATCATTGATCTGCGAAAAGAATTGATCGAATCAGCAAAGGACGAGTATGACTACGAAGCCGATATTGCTGAAAAGGTTAAGGAGATCGCTGATCTGCAGTCGCGCATTGACCAGCTCGCTCTCGACGACAGCCGGAGCGCACAGGCCGAACGCGCATCTTTGATGCAGGAGCTTGCTGAGAAGCAGCAGGAACTTGCAGACACCCAGGGCGACC